GCGATAACTGATCCCGGTTGTACTGGCGGTAAAGTAAAAAATGCCGATGGCAACTGCGTATGCCCAGAAGGAAAAACAGAGGGCGCCGATGGCACCTGCGTAGAGATAACTGACCCCGGTTGTCCAGCCGGACAAATGCGTGATGAAGCCACGGGCGAGTGCCGCGATATGACCAATATCGAAACGGTTGCCAAGATTGTTAAAGAAACCAACGATGCCCTGATTGCCAAGTACGGCCCTAACCCCACGCAAGAACAAAAAGACGAATTTATGCAACAAGGCAAGGATGCCTTGGTAGCGGCTGCCATGGCGGGCGACGGTCTGTCGGTAACGGATATGGCACTTGGTGCGCAGAGCAGTGGTGCAACGACACTGCTGGATCTGGACGCAACTGCCGGAGCCGGGGCCACGGGCATTGATGCTTCTGCACAGGATGTTTTTGACGTTGTTACTAACGAATACAGTGACGACGGTAATTTTGGCAGCGTGGGTGGGGTTACCGTTTTCTCGGATGATCTTAGCGGAAATGCCGACGCACAGCTTCAGTCTAATCTTTCTGAAGGTATAGATACTTCGGCTACGGCAGGTACGGTTACTGATACATCCGGTGTCGGAGGAGCTACGGTGACCGATACGGTGACTGATACAACCGGAGCAGGTACGCTTAGTGCATCAGACACGTTGGCTAATCGAGCCGCACAAACGGCAAGTGGTTTTTTAACTCCCGGCATAGCTACTCAGGAAACCATCACAGATCTGGTGGGCAAAATCAATGCCGGAGATCTGTCGGTGGGTGAGGTAGCTCTTGCTTATAATTTGACTCCCGGCGAGGTTCAAGCAGAGCTTGATCGCCTTAATACAGCGGCTGCGGCTGCGGCTTCGACAACGACAACCGGTGGTACAACGACAGGCGGTGGTACAACAACCGGTGGTACTCAGTACAGCAACCTTGATTTAGTTGGTGCTACGAAGCCCTTGATCCCCGGACCGGACGACACCTTCATTCCCTATAACACTTCTCCCTACGTGAGTGTTGATAACACTTTTATCCCCGGCGGAGCTTTTGGACCGAAACCGGGGGAAGTGGATTACCAGTGGGGAGCAGCGGCACAGGGTCTGGCAGAAGGGGATTCTTCTTTTATGTTGGGGGGTCCTGAAACGACTACTTATGGCAGCACCGGAGATGGTTCCAATATACCTTTGGGAATTGGGGGCTTCACAGGTAGATACGCGGGCTTTAACCAAGGAGGTTCGACAGATCCGTTGGAGCAGCGAAACGAGGCCGTCGGATCACGGCTCATGCGCCATGGTGGTATAGGCAGTATGCAAGGACGTACCATGTCGCCAGAAATGGCGGGAACGCTGGATCGCATTATGGCGAGGAGAAGATAGATGGCTAATGGTGAAGGCACTACGCCGATGGTAGAAAGGCTTCGGGACAGCACGGATATGCTGGAAGTTGAGCAGGACGTACAGATTGCCGCGCCGGGAACTTTTGCCTCACCGGATGATATGGATTTTGAGGAAACGCAAATCGAGATAGTTGAAGAGGACGATGGCGGCGTCATTGTTGATTTTGCGCCTCAAGAAGAGACGTTTATAGACGAAGGGGATTTTTACCGAAATCTGGCCGAAGACATGGATGACGTGGTTTTGGGAACGATGTCCAGTGATTTGCAGGGGCAGTACGAAGGAAACAAGGAAACCCGCAAAGAATGGATGGACACTTATTCGGAAGGGCTGAAGCTACTGGGCTTTAAATACGAAGAGCGCACTGAACCTTTTCGCGGGGCCACGGGAGTAACTCACCCTATTTTGGCGGAAGCTGCCACGCAATTTCAGGCTCAAGCCTACAACGAACTTTTACCCCCCGGTGGGCCTGTGCGCACCGTGGTCATGGGTGCGCCTACCAAGGAAAAAGAGCAACAGGCTACCCGTGTTAAAGAATACATGAATTATTGTTTGACCGAAGTGATGGAGGAATACACCCCCGAATTCGATCAGATGTTGTTTTATTTACCATTAGCCGGTTCCACCTTTAAGAAAGTTTACTACGATGCGGCACTGGATCGCCCTGTGTCTACGTTTGTTCCTGCGGAAAACTTAGTGGTTCCGTATGAAACCAGTAACCTAGAAACCTGTCCGATTATTACTCATGTAGTTCCCATGAGTGAAAATGATCTTAGAAAACAACAGATTGCAGGTTTTTATCGTGACGTAGAACTCCGTCCTCAACAAACGCCAGATAACGAAGTGAGGCAGGAAATTAACAAGATTGAAGGCGTAGACCCGTCCTCTACGGTGAATTACGACGTTACCCTGTTGGAGTTTCACGTAGAACTGGATCTGGAAGGATTTGAGGATATTGATGAAGGCGGAGAGCCTACCGGCATTAAACTCCCGTATGTTGTTACGATAAGTGAAGAAAAAGGCACTGTATTATCTATACGTCGCAATTACCGGGAAGGTGATCCGCAAAAGAAAAAAATAGCTTATTTTGTGCATTACAAGTTTTTGCCCGGTTTCGGTTTCTATGGCCTTGGACTGATTCACACCATCGGTGGGTTGTCGCGTACAGCTACTGCCTCTCTCCGACAGCTCATCGATGCGGGCACTTTGTCTAATTTACCGGCTGGTTTCAAGGCCCGCGGCCTACGGGTGAGGGATGACGCTGATCCGTTACAGCCCGGTGAGTTCCGAGATGTGGACGCTCCCGGCGGAGCGATCAGGGACAGCTTGATGCCGTTGCCTTTTAAAGGACCGGACACGACGTTGTTTCAGTTACTGGGTTTTGTGGTGGATGCGGCGCAGCGGTTTGCCACGATTACCGACATGAAAGTGGGTGACGGCAATCAGCAAGCAGCCGTGGGTACAACGGTAGCATTACTGGAGCAGGGCGCACGGGTAATGAGCGCGGTACATAAGCGGCTGCATTACGCGATGCGCAATGAATTTAAGATTTTGGCACGAGTGATGCACGAATCGTTGCCGCAGGAATATCCGTATTCAGTTGCGGGTGGTGAACAAACCATTATGGCACAGGATTTTGATGACAGGGTTGATGTTTTCCCTGTTTCAAATCCTAATATTTTTTCACAAGCGCAGCGTATTGCCTTGGCCCAAAGCCAGTTAGAGTTAGCAATACAAGCGCCAGAGCTGCATAACTCGCAAGAAGCGTTTCGTAGGATGTACGAAGCCTTGGGTGTGCGCGATATTGACAGCATTTTGAAAGCGCCAGAGCTTGAAGAACCCTTACCTAAAGACCCTGCACAGGAAAATGTGGACGCTTTGGAAAGCACAGAGCTTAAAGCTTTTGAGGGACAGGACCACACGGCGCATATTACGGCGCATTTAACCTTTATGGCGGGTGGAATGGTGCAGCAATTACCGGAGGTTGTGGTTTCTTTGCAAAAACACGTCCTTGAACACGTTAAATTGAAGGCCAGAGAGCAAGCGGCCATCCAATTTATTCAGGAAAATCAAGGCCAACCGGCCACAGAGGATCAAATGTTGCAGATTGAGACGCTGGTAGCCCAGATTATTGCGCAGGAGATGACTGCGTTGCGTCAACAAAGCCAGCAAATTGCAGGTGGAGGCGAAGAAGAAGGCCCAGATCCGTTAATTGCCCTGAAACAGCAAGAAATTGACATCAAAGGGCAGAAAACACAGGCCGATATAGCCAACGATCAAGCAAAACTGGCCTTAGAAGAGCAAAAAGTGGTTCAAAGAGGCGAACATTTTGAAGATCGGATAGAATCGCAGGAAAAACAGACCGCAGAACGTATCCGAGCGTCAGATAGGCGTGAAATGATGCGTTTACGTGAAAAATTAGGAGAAACTCCATGAGCAGAACCGTAAAAACAGGTGGTGCGCCGCCTCCCAAGACCCCAAAAGCTACCAAATTTGAGGTAATCAAGGACCAAGGTAAGGCTCCTTTCAGCGATTACAAGGAAATCCCTACGCCTAAGAATTTAGGCAAGGGAAAGGTGACAACAGGCACTTGTCGAGGTATGGGAGCCATGTTGCGTGGTGGAAAGTTCACCATTAACTAATGGAAGACAATATTTTACTTGCCGATGGATTTGATGCCGCCCTTATAGGCACTGGGGAGCGGTGCGGTCAGCCTACTCTGGCGGTTTACGACAGAGAAAAGTGTATTGAAATATTGCAAGGTCAAGGAATGTCCTACGACGAGGCCCAAGAGTATTTTGACTTTAATGTAGTAGGAGCTTGGGTTGGTGAACAAACCCCTATTTTTGTAGATGTAGGTGATGTATGCCATTAAAGAAAGGTCGCAGTAAAAAAACTGTAAGTGGCAATGTAAGAAAATTAAAAGGCGAAGGCTATCCGCAAAAACAAGCGGTAGCCATTGCACTTAACACCGCCGGTAAAGGCCGACGCAAGAGGAGACGTTCCACGTGAAACATTCCTGTCTATTGTTTGTGTTTTTGTTAAGCAGTTGTTCTGTAAGCGAAGACATGATTGCCAATAAGGAGCTTTATTGCTCTGAAATCTATAAAGGTATCCGTGCGGTTGGGCGTGTAGCTACGGAAGTGACTACAGGTATAGCAATACCGGATGCTTGCGACACTATTGACGAGATTGTTGCGGAGGAAAATGCTGACGCAACCGACAAAAGTGATTCGGAATCTTGAAGCCCTGATTAAACTTTGGATTTTTTTGTATGAAATCTAAAAATTTAAATTTAAAGCAAAAGCGAAAGATTAAAGAGGCACTTACCGCTCATGCCCATGCAAGTAGCAAGCAAATCAAGGGAAGAGCCGTAAAAATCTATGCTTAAAGGTATTTTGAGGGATTTAGCTCCCACGTTGTTAAAGGCTGCTGGCAGCACTAACCCGATTGCGGGTATGGCGGTTAAGCTGGCTGCAAGAAAGCTAGGGTTGCCAGACAGCGCCAGCATCGAAAAGATTGAAGAAGTGGT